AGAGAGAACTTGAATACACAAAGAGGCGTAAATGGTGGATGATATGGAGTTTATAACTACTGACAGCCCTTGTCAGTGCTTTGTGAATACCCGGTAACTGCTTTGTGACGGTTATCGGGTATTTTATTTGAATATTGATACCAATAATGCAGCAATAGCAATAGCAGTATTAAAAATAAGGAGCCATTTTTCAAAATTGGCTCCTTTTCGTTGTTCTTCACGATATTTTTGTTGAGCAATCATTTCTTCTTTTTGCTTCTGAAGCTTCTTCCATAAGTATTTTTCTATTTTTCGCTTCAAACGACTCTGACGATCCAGGAAGTTGAGAATCTGAACTGCTATCGTAAAAATTAAAATTGTCCATAACCATAAATTTAAAAAGGGAGCCAGCCCACACGATTAGAAGCCAACTCCCACACACGATTATGATGCAAATATACTAATTCATTCTAAAACTATCGTGTTATGTCAAAAGAATTTTCATCAATCGTGGAGTTGAAATCAATACGTGAACAGAAATCAAGATTATCAGAACGCGAGCAGGAACTTTCATTGCCGATACTGACTGATCTGTCGCTTATTCCGGAGATTTACGGCTGGTTCAAGGAGATCCTTTCTGGAATGGATTGCCCGCCTAATCTTGATAGTGTCACCCAGCGAAAGAAGTTTCTCTTTATCGTACTGTTTCTATTTGCTCCCAGTGTGCTTGCTGGCGGAAGGCTGCCGAATGGTGTTCGAGCGGAAATTTCCGGCGTGTTCCAGGATGTGTCCCCATGTGTAATTTCGAACAATATTGCCGATGTTTCCTTTATCTACCAACAGTATAAAGACTTCAGGCAGGATATAGAGTATCTTTACAACCTGATTGTAGAAAGGTTGAAGGCCAAAGGACTAATCAAGTAGCTGCTGGGACTGTATTGTTCCAGCTTTTTTATTATTTGTAGCGAAAATGTTACAATAAAGTTTGCGTAATTGTAGCGAAAATGTTACCTTTGTATTGTTAAATAACAAAAGCGATATGAAATTTAGTGAAATGCACAGAAGACTTGAGCAGGCTGGCTGGTATATTTTCAAGGAAACAGACCACCGCTACTACGCTCACAAGGATTTTCCTTACTTGATTAAAGTCGGTCGGCATGGTAGTAAAGAAGTACCGCCAAATGAGTTTAACAAAGTAATGAAGAAAGCAGGGCTAAAATAAGCCCTGCACTTCATTCTAACATATATTGCACGATTATGAAGAAGAAAGTAAAAGCAATCATCAGCAAGTCCGACACAGGGTTTGTTATTATGATGGAAGGGTTTGATTGGGCTATGTCCTATGGCGATACATTGGAGGAAGCCAAAGCTGATTTTGAGAACTTTCCGCAGGAGTATATTGAAATGTCTAAAGAAGCAGGGAAGGAGATACCGCCTGAATTAAACAATGGCGAATTGGAGTTTGAATATGTTTATGACTTGTCAGGCTTCTTTAAACAGTTCCCGTTCATTTCGGCAACCGCATTGGCTAAAAGATTGGGAATAAATGAAGGGCTTATGAGGCGTTATAAGTCAGGTTGCGCTCCTGTAGGAGAAATGCAGAAAAAAAAGATATTGGATGGTGTTCATGCCATTGGTAAAGAACTGCTTTCCGTTCAATTCTAAGTCGCTTTTGTTATTGTACGAGAAAGTTAAAGCCGGAGCGTTATGCTTCCGGCTTTTGTCTATTTTCTATGTACTTCTATTATTTCACCTAAATGAAAAGCTATTTGCCAAAAAGCATATAAATCAGCACGTATCATATTAGGTATGAATCTAAATCCGTCAACTTCTACTGAAGCTGTATCACGTTCCTTTGCATAACCAACGGCAATATACAGGTATTTATAAGGCTTAGGCACAAACGGAAAATTTCCGTTGTTATAATCGTCAATGAAATATTCTTTATTTGGTTGGGTTACATTTGGATTAAGAACATATTTGCCGTTTCCATCTTTGAGCAAATAACGATTAGCGGTAATACCCTCTTTTATTTCTCTATACTCTTCTTTCTTTGTGCCTGCTATTATCTGGTCGAAATAAACTTGTTTTATAGGCAAGTAAAGAGTATTCTCTTTAGTAGGTGTTTCCATAATTATTCTATTTTAAGATTTATATCTTTCCCACAATGAGGACAAGTCAAAGAGATACCATCCTTTTTGTGGTGTATTTCTTCTGGATTGGCAAAAAGCTGCCATGTTTCAACACCTAAAACAGATGCAAATTTTTTAATAGTTTCTAATGTCGGATTTTTCATCAATCCATTAAGATTTTGTTTTTTGATACCTAATAAATCAGAAAAAGCGGTTTTGGTCAATCCTTTTTCTTTTAGTAATGCTTCAATATTATCCATATCTGTAAATTTTAATGCTACAAAATTACTTATTCTTATATATGTAATGTTATTTACATTACTAAATAATGTTAAGATAAAGATAAAGCATTACTTTTAATTTGTTCGGTAATGTTTTTAACATTACATTTGCGTCATCAAATAAGAGGTAATAACAATTAAAATACACACGATTATGAAGACATTAAAAGAACAAGTAGAAGAGATTAAGAACATGAAAGGTTCTAAGGCAACAAAGAAAGCAGCTTTCATAAAATTAGGTTTAAGAAAGTATGAAGTTGAATTGCTGATGGCTGAAATGCCTAAGATTATCAGAGAAACACACAAGTTTACTTTTGGTGTAGAGATTGAATGCCTGGTTGCTGCAAATATAATGAGAGAATGTGCAACAAGAAACGAAATGCCTTTTCAGTATGAGGGCTATAATCATGTTGACAATAATCATTATTATAAGTTTGTTTCTGATTCTTCTATCAGAGGTGAAAATCCTATAGAATGTGTTTCACCTGTTCTTACAGGCAAAGCTGGTATGAAAAGTTTAAAAACATGCTGTAAAGCTTTGAATGAGGCTGGTGCACAAGTTAATATATCTACAGGTTTGCATGTTCATATCGGTGCTGCAAATCTATCTGACGAAGCTTATATAAATGTATTTAAGAATTATCAGAAATTAGAAAGAGTGATTGATACTTTCATGGCTAAGTCAAGGCGTGCAAACAACAGCCAGTGGTGCAGAACATTGCAGGGTAAGAATTTTTCTTGGTGTACTGCAAAGTCTGACATCTGTGATGAAATGAATTGTAACAGGTATTTTAAAGTAAATGCTTGTTCTTATTCACGCCATCAAACAATAGAGTTCAGACAGCATCAAGGCTCTACAGATTATGAAAAGATTTCTAACTGGGTTAACTTCTGCGCTAAATTGGTTGCATGGTCTAAAAAGAACGTATTGAGTTCAGAGATTACTTCGATTGACGAAATACCATTTTTGACTGCAAAAGAAAAATCATTCTTTAAATCACGTGCTGAGGTTCTTGCATGAACCTCACACGATAAAATTTGCTTGATATGTGCTGTATTATTTATAAACCAAAAGGTGTCCAGATGCCAACGCTGGACATCTTAAATAAGGTTCAGAGAATCAATCATCATGGTTATGGCTTTGTTTCTTCTAAGCATAGATATAAGACTATGAATTATCAAAAGTTTTTAGTTCATCTTTCAAAGGTGGGTATTGAAGAAGAATGTATCATTCACATGAGGTGGGCAACACATGGTTCTAAGTGTAGAAAGAACTGTCACCCGTTTGTCGAGAATGGCGTTTATTTTGCTCACAATGGTGTTTTGCCTATTCAGTCAGTAAACGATATGACAGATAGCGAAATCTTTTTCAGAAGTCAAGTTTACCCTCTTGTAATGAAATATGGGTATGAAGCAAAGGTAACAGAATCCATGATGATGACTGCCGCTGGCAGTTCTAAATTCGCCATGATGTACAAAGGCAAAGTAAAGCTATATGGTGATTATATGAAATTGAATGGTGTGTATTATTCTAATTTAAGATGGTTATGAAAGAGAAAGAAATCCTGCAAGAAATAATCGAGTGGCTGGGTAATGATACCAGCTACTTATCTACAAGAACAGACTATGCCAGAGGATATAAGGACGGTTTAGAACAAGCAAAAATGATAGTTGGAAGTATTATCAATGAGCACGCCCCTGAATTATTAGCAAACAATTAGCAAATTGTTTCGTATGCGTTGAATTGTTATTCAAAATTGTCTTCATAATTGGGTATCTTTGTATAGGTACCATCGCGGGGTAGAGCAGAGGTCAGCTCGTCACTTTGACTTGGTGAAGGTCGTGGTTTCGATTACCACCCCCGCAACTAACATTTAAAATTTAAACGATTATGGAAATACTTACGCTTATCATCAAACAGAAGTTCTTTGACGAAATCTTATCAGGTAAGAAAACGCAAGAATTCAGAGAAATCAGGCCTACAACACAGAAAAAATACTGCCAGCTTGACGCTGAAGGCTTTTGCGTAGAGAAAGACGGTGTTTTACAACCCAGACGTTATGATGCCATTCAGTTCTTCGTAGGCTACAATAAGGACAGAGCCAGCGCACTGGTAGAAGTCAAGGATGCAAAGATAGAACTGTTTGAAGATGAGAATCACAATTTGATTGAATACACCTATCAGGGTGAGATATATTTGGCAGCTCAGGTCGTTTATGATCTTGGCCAAATTATTGAAAAGCATGTTTAACCCTTTAAATTATCGTTGAGTCAGAACAAACAGAAGCACATTTTCAACTGGTGGCTACCGTGGTGGCCGTAGAGGTTTGACCACTTCAAACGGTGGTCTGTCACAGGGCGGTAGATTCATCACCCGAAGGCAGCAGTATTATAACGTCCGTACAGGACTTGGCATGAGTGGCGGATAATGACACTGCAAGAAAGGACATACAGCCATATTGACCTCGTCAGACAGAAGACTGACGGGGTTTTGCTGTTTCTATCGCTGGGTAAGGATTCTTTAGTATTGCTGGACATGATCTATCCGAAGTTTGATAAAGTAGTCTGCGTGTTCATGTACTTTGTCAAAGGTTTAGAGCATATCGAAAGATGGATAGGTTGGGTAAAAGCAAAATATCCGAAAATAGAGTTCATACAGGTACCACACTGGAATCTTACGTACATTCTTCGTGGTGGTTTATATTGTGTCCCCAACCCCAAAGTAAAGCTTTTGAAACTTGCTGATGTGGTGAAAGCCATGCAGCTCAAATACGGACTTTACTATACGTTATTGGGCATGAAGAAAGCCGATGGCATGAACCGTCGCCTGATGCTGAGAGGCTATGAAGCTAACAACTATGAAAATAATGGTATGTGTTATCCTTTAGCAGATTGGACTCAAAAGGACATCTTGGCATACATGAAACAGAACGGACTACCAGAACCAGTGAGATATTCGCTCAAAGCAAGTTCGGGCGTAGGTTTCAATTTGGATTGTATGTTATGGCTGGAGAAGAACTACCCACAGGATTTACAGAGAATTTATAAAGTGTTCCCTATGGCTGAAAGAATCCTTTGGGAGCATAATAACAAATAAAATTAAATTAGGAGGGACGCAGAGTCAGAAGAAAAAGTTTGAATGATATTAATGCGCAAGCTGCGAGGTTAAGGTCTCAATTACAGGGGGCACAACGATATGCAGACGGAAATAATAGGGCTGCAAGAATATCACAAGCAGCCGCACAAGCAAGAAGAGTTCGAGGAATAGGATTGCTTGGAGCGAGAGATAAAAATGGCAAGTTGCGTGATAGAACACGTAAAGTTGGAACTGGAAGATTTGCATTAAGTAACGGCTAATATGGAACTAAGCAAATACATAAAGAGTGAATCGGTGGAACTTAACCGTTCTGCCATTCACTTTGCAGATTATAATCCCCGTAAACTGTCTGAGGAATCCCGAAAGACATTGAAGCGAGGCATCAAGAAGTTCGGCTTAGTTGGTGGAATCGTAGTCAATAAACGAACCGGACTGACTGTAGTAAGCGGTCATCAGCGTCTAACAGTCATGGATGAACTGCAGAAGTTTCCGGAAATAGATTACAGAATCCGTGTCGATGTCATTGACGTGGATGAAAAGCAGGAAAAGGAATTGAACATCCTGATGAACAACCCTAACGCGCAGGGTTCATGGGACTATGATGCTTTGGCTCGTTTGGTTCCCGATATTGACTACAAGGATGCCGGACTGACCGAAGCCGACCTGAATATGATTGGTTGTGATTTTCTTCTCCAAACCGAAGAAGAAAATTCCATTGCAGACGCATTGGAAGATATGATGGCTCCAGTAGCTGAACAGAAAGAAGCCGAGAAAGCAACCAAACAGATGGAACGTGCCGAGAAAGTGGCCCACATGAAAGAGGTTAAACAACAGGTAAAGGATGCCGCTCAAGAACAGGCTCAGGATATGGACGCTTATCTGATGCTTTCCTTTGATACATTTGAAGCCAAGGCTGCTTTCTGTGAAAGGTTTGGCTATGACCCTTACTCTAAGTTCATCAAAGGTGAGGTATTTGATGAACAAGTAGAAAGAATTGATTAATAATTTGAAATTTAGGAGGAAAGCCGAGTTAGAAAGAAGACATATAGCCAGTTATATCAACAATCAAGACGCATAATGTACAATGCAGGAAGACAATATGGACTTGGTACAGACAGACAAAGAAGTATAAGAGACAGAACGAAGTCGATAATGGAAAGATATGCGGCAAGGATAGACAGCTATTTCTCAAAGAGAGGTATTGACGTTTATGGGAATAAGCCAATCTCTCGCCGCATTTATATGGGTAACAGTAACGGATGATTGATTATGAAAAGTGAATCCCAAAATAGTAAACATACGGGAAGAAAGCCCAAATTTGACTACAAGAGTGAGGAGTTTCTCTCTCAGGTGGAAACGTATGCCAAGAAGGGGTTCACAGACAAGGAAATCGCTTTCGCTTTAGGTTTATGTCCTCAGACATTCTGTGAGAAGAAGAGTGAGCACTCCGAATTAAGCGAAGTATTAGCGCGTGGGCGTGCGACCGTAACTGCAGCAGTGCGTGCAAAGTTCCTTGCTATGGCTTTGGGAGGTATTAAAACCAAAAGTACAGTAGTGAGGAAGCTGAAAGACCAAGAAGGAAATCTGACTGGCGAAGAAGAACTTCAGGTAAGTGAAAGCGAACTGGCTCCAAACCTTCAGGCCATGTCAGTCTGGTTGTATCATCACGATGAGGAGTGGAGAAAGGTTGAACGTCGCCAGGATGAAGACGCTGATATTCCAAAGGACATTGATCATGGTATCAGTATTGATTCATGGATTAAAGATAATCTGAAATGATTGTTCCTCAAGAAATATATCATCCGTTATACACCGACAATGAGAAATTCATTATTCTCATCACCGGTGGTCGTGGATCGGGAAAGAGTTTCAACGCTTCTACCTTCATTGAACGGCTCACATTTGAAATGACCCCCGTAGAGAAGATTGTCCACCAGATTCTTTATACTCGTTACACGATGGTATCAGCCGGGATGTCTATCATTCCGGAAATGATGGAAAAGATAGATTTGGACGGAACAACGAAGTATTTCAAAACAACCAAAACCGATATTGTAAACCGGATGACCGGCAGCCGTATCATGTTCCGTGGTATCAAGACGTCTTCCGGTAACCAGACGGCCAAGCTGAAATCCATTCAGGGTATCACGACATTTGTCTGTGATGAAGCCGAGGAATGGACCAGTGAGGAAGAGTTCGACAAGATTATGCTCTCCATTCGTAAGAAGGGAATCCAGAACCGGATAATTATCATTATGAATCCCTGCGATTCGAACCATTTCATCTACAAGAAATATATTGAGAACACTCACCGGCTGGTGGAGATTGACGGGGTGCAGGTACAAGTTTCTACCCACCCGAATGTTCTTCATATCCATACAACCTACTTAGACAATATCGAGAATCTTTCTCCAGAGTTCCTGAGAGAAGTCAAGGAGATGAAGGAGAAGAATCCGGAGAAGTACGCCCATGTGGTTATTGGTCGTTGGGCAGACGTGGCCGAAGGTGCCGTGTTCAAGAAATGGGGTATTGTTGACGAGTTCCCGATGTGGTGTAAGAAGGTGGCTATCGGGCAAGACTTTGGTTACACCAATGATCCGTCGGCTTCCATCCGATGCGGCATCATCGATAATGCGCTGTATCTGGATGAAGTGGATTATCGTACTGGATTGCTTTCTGGTGATATCATAAAAGCTTTGCGACCCTGGAATTTGAAAGTGATTGCTGACAGTGCGGACCCGCGACTCATTCAGGAAATTCATAACGGAGGTATTAAGATCTATTCAGTTGAAAAAGGTCAAGGCTCTGTCAATGCCGGTATAGACAAGATGCAGGGAATGGAAATTTTCATTACTAAACATTCTTACAACCTTCAGCGAGAGTTCCGAAATTATGTATGGGCAAAGGATAAGGACGGAAACTATATTAACGAACCTGAAGACCATGATAATCATGGCATAGATGCTGCGCGGTATTATGTGCTAGGAGAACTGCTCGGCAGGATTATGAAGCCCAAAGACATTTCAGGAGTATTTGGACATTAAACTTTGAAATATGACTTTAGAAGAAATTTTAGCTATGCCGGAAGTAGAGAGAAAAATCTACTATCTGAAGAAAGGGCGAAAAACCGAGCAACCAAACGCTCACGCCCTTTATAACGACTGGAATCCCAACAAGCATGAGATAGTGATTGATGAGGAAAAATATCCGAAAATCAAAATCACTACCCAGCCTGAGAAACGAATTACAGACCCGTCAACAGGCAAAGAGCATGTCGAGCCGGCGGTGAAGAAAGAAGTTGATCCGAATAGGATAGCACTTCCTGTTGAGCAAGACATCGTGAACATACAGACAGCTTTCACTGTAGGAACAGAACCGGTTCTTGATTGTCAGCCGGATGGAACAGAAGAAAACCTTCTTTCTGCGTTGAAGCAGGTATTCAAGAAAAACAAATTGAAATACCAGAATAAGAAGGTTGTTCGTGCATGGCTGGCCGAGCAGGAGGTGGCCGAATACTGGTATGTAGTCAAGGACGACGGCTTCTGGGCCAAACTTAAACGTAAGATTTCAGGAATCTTCGGCAAGTCAAAGCCTGAATACCGTTTGAAGAGTGCTATCTGGTCCCCGTTCCGAGGTGATAAGCTATATCCATTTTTCAACGATCAGGGGGATTTGATTGCGCTTTCCCGTGAATACAAGAAAAAAGACTTGAATGATGTAGAAATCACCTGCTTCATGACCATCACCAAGGATATGGTTTACCAGTGGGAGCTGACGAGCAACTGGACCGACAAAGGTTCTTTCGCACACGGATTCAAGAAAATGCCGGTGATCTACATGTATCGTCCGGAAGCATATTGCGAAAAGATCAAATCTTTACGGGTAAGGTTGGAGAAACTACTTTCTAGTTATGCGGACTGCATCGACTATCATTTTTTCCCGATTCTTATGCTGTTCGGTGACGTACAGAACTTCTCAGGCGAGTTTAAGAATAGGGTAGTGGAACTCACCGGCCAGGGAGCAAATGCCCAATATCTTACCTGGAGCCAGGTTCCAGATACTGTCAAGTTCGAGGTGGAAACCTTACTGAGTCAGATATACGGATTGACTAATACGCCCAGAATCTCTTTCGATTCTTTGAAGGGTACTGGCAACGCTGTTTCCGGTGTAACCTTCGACTATGTATTTATGTCCACTCACCTGAATGTGGAGAATCTGAACGAAACCGTTGGCGAGTTCATGCAGCGTCGTGTGAATTTTCTCGTTTCTGCCTTGGGCTCCGTGAACTCTACTCTTGAAGCAGCTTCCGAAACTATTGATGTGGATGTGCAAATGCAACCCTACAGGTTGGAAGACATCAAAGACAAGATAGACACCGCTATCAAGGCTAAGGATGGTGAAATCTGGTCACAACGGCGGGCTATCACCTTTGTGGGGAACGTGGATTCTGTTCTAGATGAGATTGAAGCCATCAAGGAAGAGCAGGCAGAGAAGCAGAAGAACGATATTGAGAAACAGAAACAACTTTCTTCTATGAAAGGGAACACGTTGAAATCTGAAAAATAGAACAATTTAGTCAGAAGAATTACGGGGTTTATACAAAACTAACTGATAAAAATCTAAAATATTGACTTATTAAATAGCGGTATCTCATGGTATCGCTATTTTTTTTGCACAATTACAAATAATAGAACATAGTTTTGAAAAATAGAATTTTATTATTACTTTTGCAATATGACAATTGAGTGAACCTAATGAGAATATTTACAGAACAAGCTATAAAGGAATATGCAGAAACGCATCCTGACGCAAAGGTAGCTTTACAAGAATGGACAACCATAGTCAAGAAAAGCGAATGGACTTGCTTTGCAGACGTAAAAAAGACTTTCAATAGTGTTGATAATGTGGGTAACCAACATTATGTATTCAATATTAAAGGAAATAATTACAGGCTGATTGTAGTGATAAAATTCACTATAAAGTTTGTTTATATTCGTTTTATTGGCACTCATGCTGAATATGATAGAATAGCTGATTGTTCAGTTTTATAATTAAACCGAATCGGCGGTTACCGATTACCAAAGAGCTATGACAAAGATAGAAACAAAAGCTCAATACGACTGGGCTGTAAAAAGGGTTGAGGAATTACTTCCACTGGTTACAGATGAAACCCCTCTTGATGATCCTAATAGCATAGAGTTAGAATTACTTTCTAACCTTGTAGCTGACTATTCAGAAGAACATTTTGCATTGGGAGAACCAACACTTGTTGATGTTCTCAAACTCCGTATGTATGAAATGGGGCTTAACCAAAAAGCACTGGCTAAATTGATTGGTGTTAGCCCTTCACGTTTGAGTGATTATATTTCTGGTAAATGTGAGCCAACATTGAAGGTTGCGCGTGAAATTAGTCAAAAGCTGAATATCGATGCTAATATAGTGTTAGGTGTTTGATTTGATATGAGAGCTGTTGAAGTAATAGTTGAAAATGCTGGAGATAATCTTAGTGCTTACATTGAAGGTGCTCCGGTAATGACTGTTGGTAACGATGTGAAGGTAATCGAGAAGAACATGAAGGAAGCTGTTGAACTTTACCTGGAGTCATGCAAGGATATGAACATCGTTCCAGTGGAAGTATTGCAGGGAGAGTTCACCTTGAAGTTCAAGATAGATGCTGCCACCTTCATCAATTATTACAGCAGTATCTTTACCAAAGCTGCTTTAAGCCGGATTACCGGAATCTATGAGCGCCAGTTGTGGCATTATGCGGCTGGAGTACACAAACCACGTAAGCAACAATTGGAGAAGATTCAGAAAGGTATTAATGCGCTGACAGAGGAACTGGCAGCTATAAATTTGTTGTGATTATGGTAGATTTCGCTTCTTTATTTAAGGCGTTTTTAGAAAAGTATGGATTAAATTCCATTATTGCAGTATTTCTCACTGGATTGGTTTACTTCTTTTTGGGAGTAAATAATATTTTGGATCTTATTTTCATATTTGCTGGATTTGTCTTGCTTGTCTGTATATTTGACTATTTGTTTAAATTAATATTTAGACAGTTAAAACGATATAAAGAAGAGTGTTACTATAATGCAATAGAAAAACGTATAATCGACGAATTGTTTTATGTAATGCCCGAAAAGGCAAAAGCAAATGCGTTGCAATTAATTGAGTTACCCATTATTCCTAATACTAAATACCATTTGTTGATAAATGATAAAGCGAAACAATGCTTAATAAAAAATGATTTTAACTTTGACGATTATTTCATTAATACCCCCTTACATAAAGGTTCTTGTATTGATCAAGAACAAATAGGAAATTATTCAGTTATATATGTCCATCCACATCTATATAAACTTTTGAAAAAAGAGAAGAAAAAGAGAAATAAGAATAATCAATGATTTTTTTCAGCGTGATTACTTCGGTAGTCACGCTTTCTTTTTGCCTAAAAACGAACATTCTCTTAATTGTTTCGTATCGTTAGCCTTAAAATTTCCCCTTCCTTTTCTCTATAAGTAAATTTACCGTATGAAATTATTAATCAAACTCATACGGTATGACAATCTTTGAACTAATCTTGGCAGGACTGCAACAGAAATTTCCTGGGGTGGACACTGCCACACTTACCCGTATCGCCACAAAGAAGGCAGAGGGTGTCACGGATGAAACGAAGGTGACCTCCATCGTCGAGGGTATCTCATTTCAGGACGTAATTCAAAACTATGGTGATTTCCGTGCAGGACAGGCGCAGACTTCCGCTGTTTCTAACTACGAGAAGAAGCATGGACTGAAAGACGGGAAACCAATCGAGAATCCGAAACTAGAACCCCCGAAACCAAACGATCCTCCAAAGCCGCAGGAAACGGACATCGCAAAGATGATTGCCGATGGCATCGCCGCCGGTATCAAGCCGTTTGCTGACAAACTGGCAAAAATGGAGGAACAAGAAGTGCAGGCGCAGCGCAATTCACAGATTTTGGCAGTGGCTAAGAAGTACGGTATTCCCGAATTTATGCTGAAAGACCGCAACATTCCTGAGAACACGGACTTGGATACCTATTTCAAGGACATGAAGCAGGATATGTCTAACAGCGGTTTCCAGTTCGCTAAGGCTCCAGAAACTGCCGAGCAGAAGCAGGAGAAGGAAGCTAGCGAGTTCGCCAAAATGATTGAGGCGGATACAAAATCTATTGTCGAACAACAAAACAAGTAATTTATGTCAGCAGGATTTAAGTACAACATTGAGCCTGAACCGTCCATCGAGGAACGCTATGACGTTTCTACCGGAGTAAGACGCAGAGGCCCTTACAAGTTGGACACGACCAACCTAGTTGTTGGTTCGTTCCTTCCATCTTTTACACCGATTGCCGCCGACCTTGTAAAGAAAACCGCTCAGGTGGCTATCCGTGTAGAAGTCTATGAGAAATTTACTACCGGATCCAATACCACATTGAAAATCAAGAAAAACTCTTTGGCTTATGTGGGTATGCACCTAGGTAATGGTTCTCATGGAGCAACCATCAACAGTATTGACAAATCAAACAAAGCTTTCGATAAGTTGACGCTGGCCGCCGACTTTGGTGAAACATTGGAAGCCGGTACTGTACTCTATGAAGCGACAGCTGTAGATGGTACTACCCCGAAGGTTATTGCCAACTCAGCCTTGTACGAAAGAGTACAAGTTGAAGAAGGCATCGTATTAGTTGCCCTTTTGATGCGAGCTTTTGAAATCGAGCCAACAAAGTTGGTTATGCCTTTCTCTGACATTGATAAAGCTAATATGCCGCATTTCCAGTTCAACGCTGCTGGTGTGCAATCACCGGCTGGTGTTTCGTATGAACTGCCAGAAGCATCTGATTCTGTAATGGGAGGTATTCAATTAGGATTTTCTCAAAGCGGAAAGAAATATCCAGTAGCATTGGAAGGTGGTAAAGCTTATGTTGAAGTTCCTTGGACTGATAATAACACTACCTATCAGGCAGCTAACTCAAGCACTTTAGGATTGGTAAAGCAAGGTACAAAAGTAGATGATGCAGCAGGTGGTGATGAAAAAGATAAAATCAACGCTCTTCTCGCATCATTAAGAGCAGCTGGTATTATCGCAAGCAAATAAAGAAAGGAGGATTAATATATGATGCTAACTATTTATACTCTGTTTAACGACCCCAACATCGTTAACGCTGTTATTCAGCGCGTCCTTCAGACACGTAAGGATACTATCTACTGGCAGCAGTATCTAGACTTCCGAAGAACGACTACCCGTGTGTTCAAGGACTACATCGGTCAGGTTACGGGCGTGATGGCCGGTTCTATCAATTCGCGCTACGGTGAGAAGCCTATCCGTGAACGTCGGAATATAGGTTCAGGATATGGAGAAATTGCTTACTTGGGCGATCGTTACCAGATTTCCGTCGATCGTCTGTCTGAACTTCAAGACTTGATTGACAAATACAATGCAGCAAAACCTGCTGACCAGATTGCAGCCATGCAGGACATTGTAAACTTCATCTATGATGACTACCGTCAGGTGCTTTTGGCTCCCCACAAGCGTATGGATATGGTTCTCGGTTCTATGCTGATGACCGGAGAAGCAACAGTTAAGAACAAGGATGACAATGCAGGAGGAATTAACCTGTTGGAAATCAAGTTACCGTTCAAGTTTATTACTCCCGAAACTGAAGCTAAAACGAAATTCATCACATACCTACAACAGAAGGTAAACGAACTGAAGTCCATTTATGGAACATTCCCGAAAATGATCATGTCTAGAGGAACCTTCGTGAAGAACATTATCGGATCTGAGGAATTTGGTGACAAGTTCAAGATGCAGCTAACTGGTAACGAGATGTACCTCTCTACCGGGTTGATTACATCCCAGCTGGCTTCTTCCATTTTTACTGGTATCGGACTTCCAGCCATCGAAATCAAGGAAGATTATGTTCTTGACCAAACCGGTAAGAACGTACAGATTTACGCAGACGACCGTATCACATTGCTTCCACGAGATAAGATTGGTTATATGCGTTTCCATACTCCGTACGAAGCTGTAGACGGTGTGCCAGGACGTAATTACACTCAGGCAGACGGTGAAATGCTGATTTCTGGCTATAAGGATGGTAACGGTCGTTATCTTGAATACACCGCTGAGTGGATTCCGCAGATTACGAACCCTAACCTGATTGTGAATTTCGATTTGTCAACCATGAACGCATGACAGTAAACGACTACATATCACAGAAGTTTCAGTCTTTCGGCATTAATTTGCCGGAGGCTGACCTTTTGGAGATAAGTCTGTCTTCAGGGATAAGCGGAGAGGATGAGTTGGCCCCGTCAAACATCGGACTTGTTTCAGTAGCTATGGCTAAGTTCATCCCCTCTCTATTACTCCGTGCCACTTCCATCAGTGAGAATGGTTTCTCTATGTCTTGGAATATTCAAGGTGTAAAGGAATATTATTCTTTCTTGTGTAAGAAGTACGGACTTGAAGACACGCTGTCAGATAAACCTAAAGTCAGATTCCTATGATATACGCTCCCCATACATTACAAGTAAAGGTCGTTACTCCGATGGAAACGGACGAGTTCGGTAGACCTATTCCCGGCACTGGTGGCGAAAGCTGGCAGGACGTGTGTAAATGCAGGTGTGATGATAACTCAACTAAAGAGTTTACTTCTGTTAACGGCGAGGTATACCGACCGAATTACCATGTAGTTTGTGAGAAGAAAATCTTTCTGAAGGCTGGCGATGAAGTAAGATGTATGGACGGTGATAATATCAGAGGAGCAGGCAAGGTTTATATGGCAAAAAATACTAACTATTTTGGTTATTCAGAGATATGGATATGACAAGAACAGAAGAAGTTGTTGCTAATAAGCAACTGAGAAAAGAAATTGATGAGAAGATTCAAGATATTAAGAATCTTCCACCAAGTAGAGAAAGAAGCCTTGCAATTACAAAATTGCAGGAAGGTGTCATGTGGTTAGGTATGGACTTGAAACGGCTCAACGAAGCAAATCCTTATCCATCAAGCAAAGACCCTTCAACTGGCGATAAGATTGAACCAACGGCAGACGGGCTGAAATTATGAGCAAAGTAGAGTTTGATTTTTCGGATGTGGATAGCTTTTTCAATCAAGGCGATGCGGAAGTGAAAGCTGTTGAAGAAAAAGTTGGCAAAGAAGCTGTCGATTATGCTGTTAAGAACGGCAGTTATCAGAACCGGACCGGAACACTCCGTAAGTCAAACAAATACTCAGTTCAGGATGATGGACTAGAGTTAAGGAATGAAGCCGAGTACGCTTCTTTCGTGGAATCTAAAGGTTACGAAGTCTTGACTGGTGCAGCCCTATATGCTGAGAAACGATTAAAAGAGGAAATCAAATGATAGTAACTACCGACATAGCGAACATACTGTACCGTGACTGCCAGCCTTTTGGTATTGACATTGTTCCTCACGGGAGGAAGCTGACGGGTGCGATGAAGTCTGAAAGGATTGTAATCCACTCCAAGAAGCAGCAGCCGGGCACATATTGGAAGAAATCTTTCGTAGAGGTAAACCTTTGTGTTCCTGACTTGAAAGAAGGCGAAGCCAATACCATCCGGCTGAACGAACTGGAGAAACAGTCGCAAGAGCTATTCGACGGCATAACCGGACGCTATGATGGTACCACCTATCATTATTCTATCGAGTCAATCGGAATAGAGGAGGACACATCCTTGAAGTGTCATTATGTGAATGTAAGAATTTTGTTTGAAGTTTTAAATGTGAAATGATATGGCAGAAGCAAAGAAAATAACAGCTGTAAATATCAAGAAACTTTGGTATGGTGAAACAAGTGCTATTGCAGAAGATTTGACCGGACAGGCTTTGTATACTCTTTTGCAGGGGGAGACCTTGAAAGAAGTCAAGAATATTCACCAGGATACCTGGACGCTCGAAGAAGCGGAAGCAAGCCGGACTAATTATAAAAACCAGCTCACGGGACAGACCTATCGAAGCGAAAAGGAAATGGGTGATGTAACTGTCAATTTCACCATTGGAGAATACGATTACCCAACTAAGAAAGACCTCATGGGTGGTGATGTTATCAATACTGACAAAGGATGGAAACGTGCGCGTGGTAAGGTGAATATTGAAAAACTGATTGTTGCCATGACCGATGATGATCAGTATTGCGTCATTCCTCGTGCCGACATCGGTGCCCGAGAAGCAACTACCGATAAGGCTATCGGTCTTCCCGTCAGTGCTGTGGAGTTAGAGCCGAAAAATTCGGCAGTTGCGCCGGAGTATTGGTTCGATTCCGAAGAAGTTAAAAATGCATGAACTGATGTAAAGGTCGTAGCAACGCCTTCAGATGCAACAGTAAAGCTGGACGGGCAAACGGTCAAGACCAAGAGGGTGAAATCTGGGATATCCGTTTCCTATGAAGTATCAAAGGCAGGCTATACCACACAGTCAGGAAGTATACCTACCTCCCTGTCTGATGCTTTCAAGACCGTTGAGAAGAAAATAACTCTCGCTCAAGAAAGTGGCGGTTAGTTTTCAGGATGTTTAATGGGTGGGGCTTCGGCTTCACCCTTTTTCGTTTAGTTATGAATCAAGGAGCAAAAATTATATCAGAATCTATTATTGGCAGTGACTTCCGTACAGTTTTTGTCAGCGGAAAAGCGTATACGATCTATCCGCCAACAATCCATAAATTAGCCGGCGCCATATCCCATTTGGCCGGCGTGCATGAAGCCGACAATTTGAAGGAAGTATTATTGTCCCTCGGAGAATCAGACGCTTATAGCAAGGCGCTCTCTTGGCTGATTGCAGGAAACGAAAGTCTGAGTGCAGAACTGGCTAAAGGAACATACGAAGAAAATGTGGACGCTCTGGATGAAGCTCTTTCTCTGATTGACTCAAAGGTTTTTCTGAAAGCTGTCAACTTGGCGAGGAACGTAAGTCTGCTGGCAGCGAAACCGATACAATAGGCAATGAAACACTTCTAGGACAGATCGCATCGTTCATGGAAAATCTGCATCTGTCATACAAGGAAGTGGTCTATGAGATACCATACAGAAATTTAGTATTAATGCAGCGTGACAAACTTCATACTGTTACCGGAACAAAGGTTACGAAGGTAAAAGGTAAGGACATGGCTTCGCGCAGAAGAAGAAACAAGAAATAGATATGGCTACACTATACTTTAAAGTCAGTTCAGATTATGATGAGGTTATCCGTCTGAGGAAGGAATGTGAAAAGCTGGAAGCCCAGTTAAAGAAGATGGACGTAAACAAATCCCCTGCAGCAGCCAAGGCATTGGAGACTCAACTGGCATCTGCTCGCCAACAAATGATGGGGCTGGTGACCGAGGCGGCCAAGGCTGGTGCTGTGATGGAGAATGATTTGAAGAAGAAACTCAATTCCGCGTCAAAAGCTTCCGATGAGCTGACAGAGGAAATCATCAAACAGAGAAAAATTATCCGTGATACTCAGGATGATGTCAGACGGCTGTCTGATGAATATTCAAAGATGGGTAAGTATTCTCCTAATTCAAAAGCTAAATTGGCTGAATTGAATACGGCTAAAGCAGCTTTGAACGAGCAGAGATATTCCCTTGGCGAGTTACAGGACCAACAGGCCAGAAACAGGCTAGAAGTACGGAAACTGACAAGGGAGTATAAGGAGTTTGCCAGTGGAACAAACAACGCTGATGAGATAGTAAAATCCTTGACGGATTCTTTAAAGCGTACAGCCGCTGAAATCGGTGGACTGGTGGCGATAAAGAAATTTGGCTCCGATGTGATTGAAGCAACTGGAAAGATGCAGCAACTACAGGTGGCCCTTTCAACCATCCTTCAGGACAAATCAAAGGCAGATGCTTTATTAGCCGACATTTCTCGATTTGCAGTAACAACACCATTCAGTATTGACGAGGTTGCAACTGGTGCAAAACAGTTATTGGCTTATGGATCATCCGCTGATAATGTTGTTGAGGAATTGTCTATGCTTGGCGATGTTGCATCCGGACTACAGATACCATTAGGGCAGCTAATATATTTGTATGGAACATTAAGAACACAAGGCCGTGCCATGACGGTAGATATCCGCCAATTTGCCGGTCGAGGTATTCCTATATATGAACAACTGGCCAAAGTATTGGGCGTAACCAAAGATGAAGTTTCCGGTTTGGTGACAGAAGGCAAGGTAGGCTTTAAAGAAGTTGAGCAGGCTTTCAAAAATATGACATCTGAAGGCGGTCAGTTTAATAATATGCTTGCAAATTCAGCGGGAACATGGCCACAACAGATAGCCGCAGTTGAAGAAAAATTATTTCTAAAATTAAATGAGTTCGGAAACAACTACAAGGAAGTATTCGAATTCGGTATCGGTACTGCTGAAGATTTGGTAGAGAACCTTGATGATGTGATTGCCGTCATGGGTAGTCTAATTGCCGCATACGGCACATATAAAGCTGCACTAATAGCAGCAGCCGTAGCACAGAAGGCGGTCGGGTTTGTTGAAAGTATAAGATTGATAGCCATGTATAGGAAAGAGATGGGACTGGCCACCGCAGCCCAGCAGGCTTTCAACCTCGCAGCAAAATCGAATGTATATGTTGCTCTACTGGCTACACTTGTAGGAGTAGGGACAGCAATATATATGTTCACCAAAAGAACCAATGAAGCTACTGTAGCGCAGGAGACACTTAATTCGGTAAACAAGAAGGTCGATGAGGAATTTTCCAAGCAGGCAGCAACGGTTGACAGATTATCCGGCGTATTGAAAAGTGAAACTTCGTCCCTTGACCAGAAGAAGAAAGCCTTGTCTGATTTGCAGGCCATCATTCCTTCTTACAATGCTAGTCTTAACGAAGAAGGTAGGCTGATAAACAATAATACCGAGGCTATTAAATCTTATCTAACGCAACTTGAAAAGCAGATACGGATGAAGGCTGCTCAGGAAGAACTAGAAGAATTGTATCGCAAGAAACGAGTTCAAGAAAAGCAGCAGAAAGTTGCTATGGAGAATTATAACGAGGTAAAATCTTTGTACAATTCATCCGTAACAATGACTGGAAGCGCATTACAGAACAGAGGGGTCAATACAGGTGTGACCGTATTCTCTCAGAATAGTGCTGTAAACAATCAGCTTAAAGATAGTGCTAATAAGGCCAAGAAAGAATTGGATTCCGTAAACAAGGAATTAGGCGAAACGGTTTCTGCCATCACAGAACTGGAAAAAGAAATTGAGAAATCGTCTTTATCTGATAATAAAGAATCTCCACAGTCTTCCATATCCAAAGAAGTAGAGAATGCCACCAAACGTATCAACACACTTAAACAAGAGATTGCCGACCTTCGTAGCGGGAAATTGCAGGCAGAAGAAGGTAAGACTGTAGAATCCATTATATCCGCAAAAGAAAAAGAACTACAAAGTGCAGAGAAAACGCTTGAGACACTTACCGGCGTCAGGAACAAGGATGTGTCAAGAGAAAACGCAACAACATTAGCCGGAGGGAAACTTTCAGACTTGGAACGTAAACAGGCATTAGAACGTGCAAAAGAAGCTGTAGACTTAGAAAATCAGATTGAGCAAGCCCGTATAGACGCAATGGCTGACGGTGGGGATAAAATCCTTGCTCAACGTGAACTGAATAACAAGAAAGAAATGCAGGCCATTGACCACGCTAAAGAAGAGTATATTCAGAAGGAAATCCAAAGACAAAAGGAAATTTTTGACGCAACAGAGGAACTGAAAGCAAAGAAAAACCCTAAATACAAAAAGCGTAGTTTTGACTCTTCTACTGTTACTGTAAACAGTTCCTCTTTTGACATCCTAAAAGAAAATACAGACAAGCGGCAAGTTCAGGAAGATCTGAATGCACAGCGGGAAGCTATGAATGCTTATTTAGCTGAGTATGGCACCTATATGCAGAAGCGTCAAGCTATTATTGAGCAATATCAGGATAAGATCAACAAGGCTACTACCGAAGGAGAAAAATTAACCTTGGGCAAACAACGAGATCGTATCTTATCCGGTATAGATGAACAAGCTAACAAGACAATTTCTGCTGTTTCCCAGTTGTTCGGAGATATGAAAGACAAAACTCTGAAGGACCTTGAGGATATCAATGTAGCTGGGCAAAAGGCATTAAAGTTTCTGAAATCCGGGCAGTGGGACGAACAGAAAGGTAAGGAACTTGGAATTACCAAAGATAATTTTGAGACTTGGAGTAATGATCCGGAAAAGATAAAGGCTATTTCTGATGCCCTAGTAAATAACAGAAAAGCCGCAGATGATCTCCAGCCAGCTTATAAGAAAGTTGCTGATGGTATAAAAGATGCGTTCAATGCCGGCAATGACAGTAAGAAGCTCGAAGAAGCTCTTGCAAGAATCAAGAATGGCCTGAATGATATTATGCAGGTAGGATCATTCCTTTCTGATACATTTTCTTCTCTTGGTGATGCCTTTGGTAATGATACTTTTACAGATATTGCAGATGGTATTAACGTTGCTATGGATGCTGCTAATTCAGCAATGCAAGGAGCACAAGCTGGATCTGCATTTGGCCCTTGGGGGGCAGCAGCTGGTGCCGCTATAGGTTTGGTTAGCTCACTTGCTTCTTCTATAGCAAAAATCCATGATAAAAAGAATGAAAAACGTATTCAAGAATTACAAGATCAAATTGAAGTTCTTGAGAAATCATATGAGAGACTTGGTAATTCCATTGAAAAGGCATATTCTAAAGATGCTTCTAATTTAATTAATCAGCAAAATAAACTATTAGAGCAGCAAAAGGTTCTCATTCAACAACAGATTAGGGAAGAACAAGATAAAAAAAAGACAGATAATGACCGTATTAAAGAATGGCAACAGCAAATTGAAGAAATCAATAATTTGATTGAAGAAAATAAAGAAAAAGCTGTAGACGCTATTTTTGGAGAAGATGTAAAAACTGCTATAGAAGACTTCGCTTCTGCATATGCAGAGGCTTGGTCTAACGGAGAAGATAGAGCCGAGTCAGCAAAAGACGCGGTGAAAAATATAATGCGCCAGATGGTTACAGAGTCTATTAAGTCCGCAATTCAAGCTTCTGGATCAATGGAGAAAATAAGGCAGAAACTTCAGGAATTCTATGCCGATAATGTCCTTTCAGGATGGGAGCAAAATTATATCTACAATATGGCTGAAGAACTCCAGAAAGAGTTGGATAAACAATTTGGTTGGGCTGATAGCCTTATGAAGGATGATTCCAAAGAGCAACAATCTGCCTCCGGTAGAGGTTTCGGTACAGAAATGACTCATGAGGATGCTGGTGAATTAAGTGGGAGGTTTACTGCTGTATATGAGTCAAACCTTCGCATAGAAACAGCTACCCAACAACAGACGATTGCTATTACAGAACTTCGCGGATCAATTTCCAGCTTAATTACTCAGGCGCAGGGTATGTATAATATTGCTGATGAAACACGCACTATATTAGCTAACTCCTATCTAGAATTGCAGCAAATCAGAGAAAATACAGGCGAGATTATTAAGCCAATTAAACAGATACAAAAAGATATAGAAGAAGTAAAACGTAACACATCAAGATTATGATAGAAGTAAAGGATATTTTAAATAAAGCGATAGGATTAGGGGCATGTTCTCAATCATCTAAAGCTACAGATTGGAAAAGTCTTGTGTGGCTTTTTTTCTCTCCTCAGGGATGTGAGTTCTGTAAAAGTATTAATTACCCTTCACTGGAGATGTTTCGCTCAATGAAAGGAAATGTAGAGTCATTCGGAGTACATATAGAAGAAAATGTGAAAGCAGTAAACGAGGATAAGGCCATAATCGGAGGTACTGCTGAATTGACTTTTCAAGGTACGGATAAAGCTTATAAAGTAATTATCATGCACAGTGGCAATGTTCGTATTAAAATAAGTAATTATGCAGTTGTCCGTATAGAGAATATTAGTGGTAATTATGAGATTATTAACGATGGAACAGGAAAGGTATTAATATGAGTGGGGATTTAATTATTAACGATAGAGATGCCTTGACAACATGGGGTGTTCGCATGGGGGACGGTTTTCTCGATGCTATCGACGGATTCAACGAGATGAAAGACTACATTGAGGATGAAAGCCGGCTGGAACATGGCAAACGCGTGATTACTGAAAACGCAAAAGTAGACTCGCGAGAAGTTACCCTTCAGTTTACGATCGAGGGAAATTCAGAAAACGATTACCGATCAAAGAAAAAAGCCTTTCAGACAGAATTAGAGAAAGGTGCTGTAAATATTAAAGTTCCAGCATTGGGAGATGAAATCTATAAGTTGATTTATCTAGGAAAAAGCATTTCTTACGGGATGAGTTCTGACCGCTGTTTTGGTAAAATTTCTTGTAAATTTCAAGAGCCTAATCCTATGGATAGGAGTGAATAACGAACATTCACCTTATTGTTTCAAATGGAAGTCCTGATTTTTAGGGCTTCCATTTTCTATTTATGAACTTTGGAGATATGATAGAAATTAAAGACATATCAGGTAAAACAAGGCTTTTAATCCCAATTAATAAGGGAGCTAAAGGAAAGTTCACTCTGATGAAGGAAGACTATATAATTCTTCCTTTTTCGGTAGCTAAGCCTGTGCAATTTAAACTTGGTGATTATGTAGATTTATCCGGTGTCCTTGATGAATCATTAGGTGGAAAGCTGGCAAAAATCTATGAGATAACTGACCTTCAGAAGCCTACTTACAACACTTCAACTGGAGGCTATGATTATAATCTCCAGATGAACGTCTACTATTGGAAGTGGAAGAACAAAATCTTTAAATACACTCCGGAGCATGCAGGAAATGAAGCATCATGGTCGCTTACTGCTGCCCTTGATGTACAACTTGGTGTGTTTCTTCGTAATCTCAAGGCTTTAGGCTATACATATAGAGGAACAGACTTTATTTTCAGCATAGACGATACTGTAGAGAATAAGGCCGTAGCGATGACCTATGACAACATGAACTTGTTGGATGCCTTGTTTTCTATGGCGGGGGAGGATAAGTGGAACTGCGATTGCTGGATAACGGACAACGTGATTCATTTTGGGCGAAATGAGTTCGGAGATGCCGTTAAAATTGAGCGTGGTGTCGAAGCGTCGTCTATCACCCGCAGCGAAAGCCAGGGCACTTATGCCACCCGTATCTATGCGTTTGGTTCAACAAAGAATATCCCCACGAACTACCGTCCGACCGATGAGCAAGCCGTGGTGAACGGCGTAGTACAGAAAAGGCTTATGCTTCCGACCGACACTCCCTATATTGATGCATACGAAGGAATGTCGCAGGAAGAAGCCATTGAGGACGTGGTGGTGTTTGATGATGTCTATCCCCGACGTGTTGGCACTTTATCCGACGTACACACCCGCACCGAGGAAGTAGAGAATGAGGACGGTACAAAAGAAACTATTACGTACTATCGCTACAAGGATGCTGGGTTAGAGTTCAAAGAAGACTATATTCTTGAAGGTGAAGAATTGAAAATTCAGTTTCAGTCAGGGAAGCTGAATGGAATGGAGTTCGGCGTAATCTTCAATCCCAAACCGAAAGATGAAAGTCGGGGAGATCAACTTTGGGAGATTGTTCGCAATGAAGACTATGGTCGACCATTACCGGATGATATGATGTATCCTGCCAACGACGATGAATATATTCTTTCAGGTTTTGATATCCAATTGGTGTCCGACCAGTATATTTCAGAAGCCGAGCAGGAACTGAAGGGAAAGGCGCAGAAGTACGCCGATAAGGTAAAAAAGGATGACGGTACCTATCCGACTACCCTAAGAAGCTCATGGGTTAAAGAGGATTTGATTTCACGAACTTTCGAATTTGGTCAACGTATCAATCTCGTAGATGATACATATTTTGAAAATGGGCGCATTTCACGTGTCTTGGGATGGGAAATGAATCTTGATATTCCGTGGGATTCTCCAGTTTACACAATTGGGGAAAGTATGCCTTACTCCCGCATCGGTGAAATTGAAAGTGATGTCGAGTCCTTAACCTACAAGGGACAAACATATTTTGGAAAAGGCGGAGTATATCTTATCAAAGTAAATGATTCAACTGCTCCAAGTGATAGTAATACGTTTTCTGCACTACGGGCATTAAAAATGTTCATCCGCAAGGACCAGTCAGACGGCACTAACTTCTTATTGAAGTTCGGTGAGTTTATCGACAGCATGATAGCCGGAAAAGGTGCAGGCATTTTCCCGGACGGGCGAGGACAGTTTGAACGTCTTGAGGTGCGCGGCTCGATGACGGTGTTGGATATGATAATCAATCAGATTCAAGGTATGGAGTCTGATTATTCCTTTGCCGAGATTGGTAAGATTTCATACGTGGAGGATTTGGGAGACGAAACCTATCGCCTGATCATTGAGAAGCGTACAGACTTCGACTTTATGAAGTTCCAGGATAACGATGTCTGCTTCTCAATTATCAACACTTTGCTGACCGGTGGCTCTGATTATTACACAAGCTGGATGCGTATCCTTACCACCAATGTTCAGGAGAACAGTATCACGGTATCGCTCTATCCGGACAGCGAAGTGCCCGGCGGCATCAACTATCCTCCGGTGGCCGGCTACAATCTGACACGCCGCGGAAATAGTACGCTTCCCGAAGCTGGAGAATTCAATGAACGGGCACAGTCATGGATGCTTTCCTCACGTGAAGGTCGTATCATGTTCCTGTCCAATGTTTACAAGCCGATATTGGAAGACTATAACTATGCGTTGACTATTGGAAAACTACCGAATATTAAGGCACTCGAAAAGATTCCTGTTACGACCAATGATGTCGGTGTAGTTTCACAGATCGGCATATTCGAAAGAATCTACCAGTTCGATTATAACGGTGATGTCGTACCCAATAAGATAGACCGAGGCCAGTGGAGCCTTGCAACCGCGCAGGGCAACACCCCTTACCGCAGGGTAACACACGAAACGCAGACTCCCGCCGGAAGTACATATACCCTGCTGGAGCAGCATACGGTCTACCATCTTGGATGCAAGTGGGGTTGTCTGATAGATAAGACACAGTTGGAGCCAAAATGGAACAGTCCGGCATGGGAAATGCTGGAGGGTGACAAGAATTACGGCATGGAGTTCGTTTCCTCGCGTGGATGGCAGTTTTTCCGTGGACAGGTAAATACGGATATTACGGCTTACATCACCTATTCCGGAATGGATATTACAGACGATGTGATGGCTCTTGAAGGGCTGGAGATAGAGTGGCTTCGCGACAGTGGTAATATTCCTTCCGATAACTCATGGAAGCCGACACACATTGACGGTCAGCTGAACACTCTTCGCCTGACCAATGATGATATGCCTCCCGAATGGGGATATAAGGTGCGCACAGTGATGTTTATCTGCCGCATCTTTATTCCGGTTGGAGGTGAGACACAAAAGATAGAGAATTATGTAGGATTTAATATTTGATTTTATGCCAATAAAAACGCAAGTTCAAAATGCAAATGTACAGGTAGACCCGTTATCGTTTGTCGCAGACATTACGATTCTATCAGGAAATAACGTACAGGTCTACAACAGAGACATTCAAGAGTATGTGCCGGACCGAAGTCTGGTACCAATGGTTATTCTTCCTTATGTGGCGGTGTCAGATCCGGAAGGAGTGATGAACGGTGAACAGGCTCTTACCGGAGTGGAATGGTATGAGGGTAATCCGAAGACAGACGGTAGCAATCGTATTACTGGAAATGAGAATTACGAAATCAGTGATGGTAGCGTAGAGGGATTTCCCTTGTATGCACTGAAGGTGAAGAAGAATGTGCCGGCAGATAACCCGATGGAGTTGTTTGCTATCTTCTTCTTTACCGATAAACGTAAAAATACTGAGGTTCGTGTGGAGCGTAGCCTTCCGGTATACACATCTACTTACGATTCGCAGAACTACTCTGTGAAGCCGACTGACGCCCCGAAAGCGTGGACTATTAACCCGATGATAGAAAAGCCTGATTCGGAAGGCAGATGGATGCGCACTGTAACCGCACAGCTTTATTCCGGAAAGAATCCTGTGCCGGATGAAAATGCGGCATACTGGTGGCAGGTCAACGATGGTAGCGGATGGCGTGAGTTCAATGACGAGGAACTGGCTGTGTTGGTGGCCGGTCCGGAAGAAGGAGGTCACTGGAGTAAGGCTCTCAGCTTTGATGCCCGAATGATTAAGGGAAATATCAGCTTCCGAGCACGTGCAGCGTATTACCTGGATGAATATCCGTCAGCACCTACCTCTGAAGAATTACAGGTTGTGACAAGTATCAACGTGGACATGCCAACCACCTTGCGTGTTGAAACTCGTCAGACTAAAGGAGCACGCGTCAAATCGGACATGTCTACTCCGGTAGCTTATGAAGCGATGATAAGCTACAACAACACGGAAGTGGGAGAGGATAAGGATGATTTCTTCTACATCGAGTGGTTCGGCAAATCAACAAAGGCAGGCAGCAAGGAACAGAAATTGGGAGTAGGTCGTAGAATTGAATTTATTCCAAAGAATTTCGGTGCTGTGAAAGGATATGGTTATACCGCGTATGCCAGTGTGCAGTTGTATAGCCACTATTATGCAGTGAAGAATGAAGACGGCACGCTGGCCACTACTGACGATGGTAAAGTGATAATTAATATTCAATATCAATAACAGGAGGTGAATTATGTATTTATTGGTGAACGCAGAGCAGCTTAAAACACGCTCCGGACGATACGAAACGATGCCGGACGGAAGAAGTATTGTTCCGATGTCCGACCAACGGATTTTGGGCACACTTAAAGATGTGGATATTATTTCCACAGCACGTGAACTCAAACAGCTCATTGAGGAGCAGAAGAAACAGATGGAAGAGAACAATCCGGATATAGACCCCGGTTTCTCACAGGACCCGGATAAAGATGTGAATGTAGATCCTGACTTTTCTCAAGATCCGGACAAAGTTGTGGAAGGTGATGGAACTGAAGATACTGCAGGCGAAGATGAAAGCAAAACAGAAACTGATAAAAAAGAGGAGGAAGTAACAGATGGACAAACTGAGTAGTAGTTTTACCCTTGTGGGAATCATCGACGGTACCACAATTAACGGATATGTACGTGTATATAATACTCCGCTGGTGCAGCGTTACAATACGGGTACTAATTCTTTTGTGCCGGACTTTGAAAAGATGGCTGAAAACAGCCGTCCGGTAGTTGTTCCCATCCTTCGCGATGCTTCTACGGGAGATGTAGTCACACCGAACTCCATTAAGTTCATGTACAATGGACTGGAATTGACTTTTGGTGGAGACAATCTGTGTACTAACGAAGGATTGGAGGGCGTATTCAAAAAGCTGGTAGACTATCAGGCTGCAGTAGGCTCCCAGTCATATTCTCTTCCGGCTCTGCGCGTGATGAAGAACCTCGTGCCGATTTCCGGTTATGATAACGATAGAATCAGTGTGTCCGGAACTGTGGAAGTTGGCGGACAGAGTATACCATTCAACGAGCTTTCCAAGGAAGTCATCATTCAGGAATCGACCGGTAATCAGTACGATGTGGTAATCAGTAACGACAAGGGTTCTGCAATCACTGAAGCTGGAGAAAGTTTGACTGAACGGGCTGATATCTACAAGGATGGCAATAAGATTTCAGATGTGTCCGGGTTCTCATTAAAATGGTTCAAGGTGACTACTGAAGGAGATGTTGCCATGGGTACCGCACAGACACAGGTAATTGCTGCATCAGATGTCGACAACAAACTGGTGGTGCGTTGTGATGTATATCAGGGCGATATTCTGATTGCTTCCGGATTCGATGAAATCTCAGACTTTTCCGATCCGTATTTCGTACGCATGGACATAACTGGCATAGATGGTACTGCTATTCGTAAAGGGCAGACTGCTACTATTACCCCAAAGGCCGTGAAGCGCAGTAGCGGTGAAGAAGCGTCCGGACTGGTGTCTTCTTGGACATTCCGTATCCAGGATAATGAAGGAGTTGATTTCACATTGACCGGAAAAGACAGCGCATCATTCTCCGGCACTAACTGCCAGATATCTTATGAGGACATCAAACGTGCCAAAATGGGTATCTCCGGTTATGTAACAGCTGATATTGGTTGATATGCTGACAGGGACTTTTTATCTATATGGAGTAGTGGACGGTGAGAATGCACATTACATGCAGCTCACCTGCTCCCTGCCTGTTGTTACTGTGGATGAGAACAACGTGCAGGGTGATGCTGCTGTATTTCGTCTGATGGAAATAGATGGTAGTATACAGACGCTGGTACCGGCATGGTTTCGCCTGAAGATTATGGCCGGTAATACTATCCTTGAGACAATCGACCAGACTGTAGTCAAGGATGAACTGTCCTACATGCTGCCCACCGACCGTTACGGGAACGCTGACAAGCTTCTCGTAGAAGCCTATCGGGACGACCATGAGACCGAAGGTTCATACGATGAGAAGTTGGCTGAGCTGGCGGTACTTATTAGCCGTCGCAATCCGATACCGTTTCCCCGCTCAGAAGAATGGTCTGCAGGGCTGACCTACCGAAACGGAGAGTACCTTATGATAGATAACATTGTCTACATGTGGCGCAATCCGGTACCGGGAAACAGTTCTCTTACTCCGCAACAGGACATCGAGCAGAACCCTCAACAGACTTCATGGGTAGCCTACCAGAACTGGCCGCTGCTGGCTACACAAGTGTTCCTGGCTCAGTGGGCAAAGCTTGGCTCATTTATCTTTAACGGAGATATTCAGATGTCTCAGCAGGGTACTGTGAACGGAACACCCAGTTCTGATTACAGAGCTGATGACTTCATTCCGAATTATAAGGTAAATGCCAAGACCGGTAAGGTAGAAGCTCAAGATATGCACATTCAGGGTGGAACTATCGGCCCAATGGCAATCACTCCTTATAGTATCGGTATTAGTGGAGATATTGGAAGTTATAAGGGCAGTTCGATGTCATCCTCGGGCTTTATTTATGCTGGAGAAAATATTGATGCGCGTATCGGCAATGCTTTTTCTGCAGCTACTCAATATTACAATAGATGTGCCGGATATTTTGAAACGAGATTGCCAAGCTATCTCTTTCAGAATGATTTAGCGGCCGCAGTATTTGTCAAGACATCGGGCGGCTCACATATAGGAAATTACGGTCAAGTAGGCATTGCTGTTCGTACAGATGACGGTGCTAATGATGTAGCTATTGACCTTGTAGGAAGAGTGAAGATAGGTGGGAAAAAAGGCTATTCAGGTGGAGTCGGTGTGCAACATGTATGGGACCCCAATGAGAGTAGATTCCGTAAGGGAGATATTATTTTTGAAGATGGCATATGCGTAGGCTATAATTGCCATGATTGATTTATTAACAAAAAAATTACAATTATGATACAGACAAAAACATTGAAAGAAGCATTGAAAGATCCGGGTGTAATAGAAGTTGTGGGAG